ACTCTTAGAGCTTTTGCTGAGTTTTCCAAAGGTAAACCAGATACTTTCCTGTACATGCATAGTGGGGCAAAAGACTCTCACATAGATACAATAAGACTAGCAAAAGAGTTAGGAATATCTGATAGATTAATCATGACTACTGATAAAGAAGGATTACCTAACTTACATCTGTCTGATTTAAACTTGCTGTACAATGCTTGTGATGTAGGAATCAATACTGGATTAGGAGAAGGTTTTGGATTACCTAATGCAGAACATGCTGCTACAGGTGCATTACAGATTGTACCTGATCATTCTGCTTTAACTGATTTATATAAAGATTGTGGTGTACTTGTACCGGCTGATATACTGTTCACCTTGGACAACATCTCTACAACAGCAAAAATGGTAGCCGTCCAGGATGTTGTTAAAGCTTTAGAACTAGTATATGGGGATAGAGAGTTATATACTCAAAAATCTAAACTAGGATATGAAAAGTTTAATAGTGAAAAGTACTCATGGAAATATATTACCCAACAATGGGTTGAGTTATTTAAAAAATTATGAAATATAAAGACAGACAAGACATTGAAACAATAGGAAAAACAGGGGCTTTTAACTATAAGATTAATGATAACATTGCTACAAGAATACTTAGTTCATATTGGTTATATGTAGAAGATAAAAAAGATCATTTTGTACCTCACTTAAAAAAAGATGGTTATTGGGAATCATGGATCTCTTTATGGATTAGCCAGAATGTAAAACCAGGTAGTGTGTGTATTGATGGTGGTGCTAACTATGGATACTATACTTTTCAGTTATTACTTCATGGATGTCAAGTATATGCTATAGAAGCTAATCCTAATCTTATTCCCTACTTAGAAACTTCATTAGAATTAAATGGTAGTAATTTTCCATTAACAATTATTAATAAAGCTATAACAGATGGTTCTACAGAAACAGTTTTTTTAAACATTGCAGAATCTTCGCTGCATTCTAGAGTAGGTATAGACCGTAATTCTGTAGATACAGTTGAAGTAAAAACTATAAGACTCTTAGATTTTATAGATAAGAAGATAGATTTTATAAAACTTGATATTGAGGGTAATGAGGATCAAGCATTATTAGATTTAATTAAACTTCAAAAAAAGAACTCTAATCTTGTTTGTTTAATGGAATGGGTATATGATGCTTATCCAGACAAAAGTCGTGAGTTATTTTCTTATATCAACCAGAACTTTCAGATGTCTTATGTAAATTATGATGGAACAGAAGTGCTTGTTACTGATTACTCTTTTATAAAAAAGGAAACTATAGATTTAAGAATGTATGTTCTTAGGAAGAAATAATTTACTATATTTGATTTACCAACAAATCAAGCAACATGGAAAATAAAGTATTGATCTCTATCACAGAGAAAGAACAAGGACTGGAAGTAAGATTAGGAGAGCGAGCTTATGGTAATCTTGTTTTAGTAGGTTTATTAGAAAAGCTAAAACTTACTATTCTGGAGAGTGAGCCAGATGGTGAGGAAATAATAAATTCTCTAAATAGCAAGAAATACGATGCCTAGGTATACTAAGAAGCCAGTTACTATTGAGGCTGTTCAATGGACTGGAACAAACAGAACTGAGATTTTAAATTTTTGTACTGATGGATATGTTAATTACTCTAACTCTAAATTAGAACCTGAGTTAAAGATTCAGACTTTAGAAGGATTGATGTCTGCTACAGTAGGAGATTATATCATTAAAGGAGTCAAGGGTGAGTTCTACCCATGTAAGCCAGATATATTTGCACTTACATATGATGAAGTAAAAATTTAAATTATATATATGAAACCGTTTAGTTTATTAAGAGGAAGAAGAATTATCATCAATGTCCCTGAGAGAAAAGAATCAGCAATCAAGTTAAGTGAGAAAGATGAAGATCTAATCATGTATGAAGCTATGAAAGCTTGGTTAAAGTTGACAGTCTATGCAGTAGGAGATAAATGTGAAGATATCAAGGAGGGAGATGTAGTATACATTCCTTATGCTTCATTAGAACATTCTGAAAAAATTGATATTGATGGTACTGTGAGGTTGATGTTGAATGAAGGTGATGTTGCTATAGTTTGGTAGTCATGGATAGTAAAAATTATAATCCAGCTTTTCCTTACAACAACATGAGTAGAGATGTATTTGGTAAGGATACTAGTCTTGTTAAACCATCTTGCCCTACAGCAGAAGAAATAGATTGGCAAAAAAGAGTTCAAGTATTGGACGAAGGACCAAGACCTGTATACTATGGAGGTAAGGACAATCCGTATGAAGTGTTTAGAGTACTAGAAGCCTGGGAATTGGACAAAGATTTCTATTTAGGCAATGTAATTAAGTATATAGCTAGAGCTGGTAAAAAAAATAAATCTACAAAAAAAGAGGATTTACAAAAAGCTTTAGTATATTTACAGAGACGGATTGATAATTTACCACAATGAAAGTTATAATATTTTTTATTGGAGTTTTTATAATAGGGTTTTTATTCTTAGTACATAATGCTATGAGTAAGCCTATTTACAATAAAATGTCCAATGTTTGGGAGGATGATCCTCAAGGCAGACAGTATTCCAACATAACTATCATGGCTATGTTGTTCATAGCATTCTTCCTAGGATTAATGCTCTAAAGAGTTTTCTCTAGTCAAATGGAAAGATCCTCAGAAATTTTTATCTGAGGATTTTTTTTATTCAAATATTTTTTGTATATTATATTATAATATGTTTATTAAAACAAAAAAATCATGGATATTCTAAATTTTATTTCCTGGATTAAAGGAAAAAGACAAGTCAATTCAGTTGACCCTGCTAGAACATTATTACCTGTTGCTCTTAAAGACGGCAGAAGAGATGATGATTACTTAACTGGTGCTATCACAGTACAAGACTTTACAACACAAGTAGCAAGTGTTATACCATCAGGTGCTCAAGGACCTGCGGGACCTCAAGGAGTACCAGGACCAGTTGGACCAGCTGGACTAAACTGGCAAGGTACCTGGTCTGCTGCTAGTGTATATGCAGTTGATGACGCAGTTGGATATGCAGGAGCATCTTGGTTTTGTATTGACCCAGTAGGACCATCTGTTACTCCTCCAAATGCAGATCCAACTAACTGGGCTTTATTAGCTTCACAGGGTGCTATTGGACCACAAGGACCACAAGGTATTCAAGGTCCAGCAGGACCATCAGGATCAGGTGTACCTGGAACACTTAATGGTCAAACTACTTATTGGAACTCATCAACTTCTCAATGGACACCTAATAGTGGTCTAAGAGCTAATGGCTCAGCTACTTCAGCTTCAAGAGTAGCTATTGGTGGAGCAAATTTTGGTTTTTATTCTTTGGATGTTCTTACAAATGGTGGTGGTATTAATATAGGTCAAACTAATATAGGATTTGGTATTGGTAATATTTTTCAAACTAATACAGCAACTTTACAATGGGGGCTTAATCCACCAGTTCCAGGAAATCCTATAATGGATAACTCATTTTATTTTACACAAAACTTAGATCATGCAATAAAATTTGCAACAGGATTTAGTGTAGGTGGTGGAGACAGACTTATTATTCAAGGTGACGGTCAAGTAACTGTAGGTCCTACTTTTGCAGCTAATGTAGATGCAGCATTTATTGTTAACAGAACAGGATTTGAAGGTATTGAAATTGAACAACCAGGAAAAGGTATAATTGTTGCATCACCTGATGGAACAAGATATAAAATTCATGTAGCAAATGGTGGATTATTACAAGTAACACCTGTTTAAAAATAAATAGAGATGAATATAATTAACTGGATATACTTAAAGAAACAGCAACTTATTAGAACAGAAGTAAATAATGCTGACACAGACTTAATAGTATTAGGTGCTGAGGTACCGTTTACTAAAAGAGATGATGGATATCAAGATTATGCAATGACTCTTAAAGATGCTGTACAATCAGGTTGTAAAGCTAACACTAAGCATTATGAGTTAGATAGAGCAGCTACTGATTTTGTAACAGTAAACACTACCCGTGGTATTATTGATATTCTAGGTATGGGATCATCTGTTCTTTTAACTCCTGATCCTGCTTTTGCTAGTTCAGTATCTTTTCGTATTGATAATCCAGATCTAGATCTTACTATACCTAACAGAGATAATATATATGTACAATACTCATTATATTATAAAAATGTTGCAACTGATAATGCTATTCCATATTTAATTTCTACAGGGGTTGCTAACGGATTAGAGTTTAATCTTTATAATGCTAACCCTACATTAGCTGGTGTTAATAACTGGGATGGTGATTTGTATGTTTACTATGAACTATACACAATTAATTAATAAACACAATGGACATTTTAAATTTCATATCTTGGATTAGAGGTAAACGTAAAGTAACCTCAGTAGATCCTGATAATTTAATATTTTCAGGTGCTCCAATATCAATAGAAATAAGAGTATATAATTAAAAAATAAAAATTATGTCAATAGGAAATTTAAAAGACTCCGGAAACCAAGGTAATAATTTCCCTTGGCAGTTAAAAATGTTACAAGGACTTCAGGCAATTCATGATGAAGTATCTCAACCATTAACTTGTGCAGAAGATTCGGTATCTATTTGTGCAGATGGTGATACATTAACTAGTACAACTATTGGTGCAGATACTGGGTTAGATGTAAACATTATTGGTGGTGTAACCTTAGAAGTTAACCTTGATGCCACTAATGATCAGGTAGGTATTTATGGTTATATTAATGGTGCATCTGGTTCTCCAGTTCCTTTGAATGTAAATGCTGCAGGACAAGTTGCTATTCAAGATGGTGGAAATTCTATTACAGTAGATGGTACAGTATCTATAGCAGCTGCTCAGTTTACAAAAACAGTAACTCCTAATTTAATTGTTACAGCAGGTACTACAGGAGTTATAAGTGATGTAGTATATTCTATTTCTTTTGCTAGTAATGGAAATGGTCCTGCTACGATTTCTGTAGATGGTGGTCTAACTCCTCAATTAATACCATCAGGAACTACTATTAATTTAGATGCTGGAGGTTTAAACTGGTCTTATGCAGCTAATAAATTTACATGGGATACTACAGCAGTAGGAGCTTCTTTAATAATCACTTATAACTCATAATGAGTACTCATATAGATATAGATAATTATTCTTTAAACCCATCAGGTTATACTAGAGGATTATTTGCTCAAACAGCAAACAGTGCTATAATCACTAATACTAATGTAGAACTTAGTCTTATTAATGGTGGGGTAGGTGCATTAACTGTACCAGCTAACGGATTTAAAGTAGGAGATAGTTTTAGAGCTGTTTTTGGTGGTGTAATGAATGCTAATAATAATCAAAATATTACAATTAGAGTTAAAGCAGGATCTATTGTTCTTTTAAATAGTAATCTACAAAATTTGGGCAGCAGTGTTATAGATGATATATGGTCTTTAAATGTTGATTTTACAATTAGACAAATTGGGATTGCTGGTGTAGCATCTATTGTAGCTTTAGGTTCATTTCATTATACAAAAACTAACAATGCTTCTGTTCAAGGATTTGGATTTAATGAGGTAAATAACACAACATTTAATACAACAATTCCTAATGTATTGGATGTAACAGCTCAATGGCAAACTGCTTCTACAGGAAACAACATTTACAGTGATATATTCATCTTAAATAAAACATACTAATGAGTACTTTTATTTTTTTAAGTATTGGTGGAGGTGCTGGAACTAATATTCCTGTTGTTGCTAATTATAATGCTTTAATAGCAGCATATCCTCCTCCTAATACAACTCACTTAGGTCAATTTGTATTTGTAGAAAATGCACAAGGAACTTGGTGGATACCAGGTCCTGTTTTGGGAACTTATTATCCAGCAGGTTTATACTATTGTAATGGTACGGATTGGAAAACTGCAGATGTTCCTTATCAAGCTACTCAAGTAGAAGTAGATGCTGGAACAGTTACAGATAAATTTGTAAGTCCTGAAACATTTAATAATAGTGCTCAATTAGCTAGTAAACTTACTGCTACAGTAACTTCTCCAATAGGAGGAGATGTAATATTATATAATGCTACAACTTCTATATGGGAAAATTCACATCCCTTTTGGACAATTGATTTAATGGATAATTCATCAGTTGAATTTTATGCTGTACAAGATGTTAAAATTAACTCTATAACAAATATTGTTGGAGCACCTACAATAACAATAGCAGATGATGGTGTACCTTACACTTTAACAAATACTATTTTATCGGGAAGTAAAATAACGGTAACAAGTAATATTCAATCTGTTGTAAAATTAAATATTGAATTGTAATGGAAGAGAGATATATAAAAGCAATTGACCCAGATAAATGGATAAGACCAGCTGGTTGGTTGCAAATGCCAACTATAACTGCTGCTGAAAATAAATTAGCATTCTTATTCGCTGTTTATGAGAATGAAGAGAATTGTTTCACTTTAAACTATGGTTCTGCTACTTGTAATTATACGGTTGATTGGGGTGATGGAACAGCACCCTTAACTGTTATTAACTCAACCACCATACAAACGAAAAGATATGACTATTCATTAATTAGTTCAATTGTTTTACAAGATAGTTTTGGAATAAATTATAAACAAGTAATAGTTACAGTTACACTTAACTCTGGAACAATAGTGGGTTGGGTTATAAGTCCATCATCGGCAGCAGCAAGAACAGGTAAGTCACAGATATTAGAAAGTGTTTTAAGTCATAGCCATTCTGTTTCATTCTCAGCAAGGCAACAACCACTAATGGAAAGTTTAAAAATAATTAAACTAATACCAACAGCTACGGTAAGTAATCAGTATCAAAATTTTGCTGCTTTAAGAAACTTTGAAGGATTTGAAAATATAGATACAACCAATACTACTACATCTACTTCTACGTTTAATGCAATAGGTCCAATATGGCAAGTATTGAATTTTACTTGGAATAGTGGTGCCTCTGGTATGACTAGTATATTAAGTGGTTCAAGAATTAAAAAATTTGGTAATGTAACACTTTTAGGAACTGGTGGTTTAACAACTGCAATATCTGGTTGTGCTTCTCTAGAAGAAATTGGTGATATTAATTTAGGAAATCATACTACTTTAATTTCAATGTTTATAAATAATTTTAGTTTAAAAAAAATAGGAACAATTACGATTGGTGGCACAGCAGTTAATATAACGAGTATGTTTCAAAACTGCTATTCGTTAGAAGAAATAGTATTTACAGATTGTTCTAACGTTACAACTCTTGCATCTACTACATTTGCAACTTGTGTATCATTAAGAAGATTAGTTTTACCTGGTTTAAGATTTAGTGTTGTAACTCCTGTTGGAAGTTTACAAAGAACTGCTCTGGTAGAATTATTTAACAGTTTAGCAGATTTAACCAGTTTACCAACTCAAAATATCACAATTACAGGTAATCCAGGATTAGATGATTTAACAGCAGCAGAAATAAATGCTATATTAGTTCCGAAAAACTGGACTTATACCCCTTAAAAAAATAAAATAGATATGGAAGATACAAGTGGATTTTATAAATGGAATGATATTGGTAATGAGTGGATGTATGGTCCAAACGGAGTTTATGGAGTTATTACTTTAGAGGTTCATCTTAAAGATACTTATGAATATCCTGTTGAAGGATGGAATTGGTATGATGAAAAACCAGCAGACCCAGAAATAACTATTATAAATCCTTGATAATTAAAAAAATTTTAGTATATTATAGTATATATATTTATAACTTTTAATCATGGATACACAAACACTAAGCGTAGGTCTTTTTATAACAAGTATTGTTTTTGCTATATTTGGATACTTTTTAAAAATGATTCACGGAGATGTCAGAAAAAATACTGAAGAGCAAGGAAGACTGAAAGGTAAAATAGAACTTGTACAACAAGAGACACAGATAAAGTATCAAGCATTGCAAGAACTTACTCAACTTGAGATAAAAAATCTAGCTAAAAATGTAGGTGAATTATCAGATGCAGTTAAGATGTTTGTATTAAATAAAGAAAAATGAAAGAGTTAAAAAGAAGATGGAGTGGTAAAACTCCAAAGTTTTGGAAGCAAGTAAGAAACATTGCAATTACAATAGGTGCAGTGGCAGGAGTAATTCTAACAGCTCCAATATCATTACCAGCAGCAGTAGTTACAGCAGCAGGTTATTTAGCTACAGCAGGAACAGTAGCAGCAACATTATCACAATTAACAGTTGATGACTCTAAAGTAGAAGAATTAATAAATGAATAAACTATGAGTAAGAAACCAAAAAAACCAGTAAGTATTGATGCTGAAGTAAAAGTAGGAGAAACTACAGTAAGCATTGATAAGACTCCAGAAACTTTGGATGTTGTAGTAGATACAAAAAAAGTTGATGTAGAAGTCCACACAGATGCAGACAATAAGTCTGTTACAGTAGATACTAAAAACTTAGATATTACTGTAGAAAAAACTGCAGAAGGAACTACTATTAATGTAGATGCTAAATCTAAAGTCCTTAAGAAAACAGGATTATGGGTAGCACACATGATCAGTAAAAAACTGAACAAGAAACCTAAGAAATGAGTTACGGATATTTAACTCAAGAAACAGCTCCTAAAATATTAGTAGAAGCTGTTAAACTTATTGGTACTAAAGAAATAGTAGGTAAAGCACATAATCCCGTAATACTTAATTGGGCTAAAGAACTTAGTTTAAGTACTATTTATACTAATGATGAGATTCCTTGGTGTGGATTGTTTATTGCTTACTGTGCACATAAGGCAGGAGTACAAGTAGTTGAAAGACCTTTATGGGCTCTTAACTGGAATAAGTACGGAACTCAAGTAACTGAACCTATGTTAGGTGACATACTTACTTTTAAAAGAAATGGTGGTGGACATGTTGGAATCTATGTTGGTGAAGACAAAACACATTACCATGTTCTTGGTGGGAACCAAAATAACCAGGTAAATGTAATGAGACTTGCTAAGTCTAGATTAACACAAGCAAGAAGAACAGCTTGGAAAGTAGCACAACCAGCAAGTGTTAGAAAAGTATATCTTGAAGCAAAAGGAACTATAAGCATAAATGAAGCATAATGAAGTCTAGAAACAATTGGAAAAACTGGAAGAAGAACTTAAAGCAATTTAGATTAAGTTTAAGAGTATCTTCTCTTGATGTATTTACTCTAGAAATAGATGTACCAAGATCATTTTATATGATTACTGTATTAAACTTTACTTTAAAGAATAGATAGTTTTAAATAACTCTTAGTAATCCAGGTATATAGTATGCCTGGATTTTTTCATTTAAACTATTTCTGTTTAAACTTTTATTGTATATTTGTATAAACTTTAATTAATATATCATGGAAAACCAACAACAAGAAGAACAATTGTCACCAGAACAATTGGAAGCAAGAAGAGAAGAAATGAAATCTTTTTATGAGAGTTCTATTCCTTATTTAGAAGCACAGTCTAAGTATGAAAAATTACTTACTGAAGTAGAAGAGGCAAGGTATAAAAGAGCTACTATGCAAATCCAGTATGCAACCATGATGGCTGCAGCTCAGGGACGTTCTGAACAAGAAGATGAGGATGATGATCTTCCTAGTAATTCACCACAACAATCTGCAGCACAAGCACCAGCTGGAGGTAAAAAATTAAGAAAAGGGTAATGGCACTTGTAAATCAAGTACAGAAAAGGGTTAAAATGCCCAAATGGGACGTTGTTAAATTTCAGGTCTTAACTCATTGTTATATTAATCGTATAACAATGAGTGAGTCTGATCTGGATTGTCTTACATTACTTAGCTTTAATCAACCAATTGAGCTGAGTAACTTTTGTCTTGATGCATCTTCAGAAGAAGACTGGATTTTTAAATCCCCTCAAACTGTTAGAAATAGTATAAACAAAGCTGAGAAAAATGGACTGATTGTAAAAGATACTGATAATAAAAAACTTATCATGCTTAATCCAAATTTAAAAGTTCAAACTAATGGTACCATTTTGCTAGACTATAAATTTTTAGGAAATGATACCGAAGAAAGCAAATAAATTATACAAAGAAATAACAGAAGAGTTTGATGTCTCTGAAGATTTAGTAGAAAGTTTAGTTGAATCCTACTACAAAGCATTAAGAAAAAAAATGACTGATTTAAGTGACCTAAGAATAAATGTAGATGGACTAGGTCACTTTGTCATTAAAATACAAAAGGTAAAGAAAGCAATACCTCATTATCAAAAAGTTCTACAAAATCATGACACCTCAACATTCGGTGCTTATCATAACAAAAAGAGTGTGGAAGAAAAACTAGAACTTTTAAATCAGATTCATATAAAAGCTGAAGAAGAATTATTAAAAAGAAAAACCTTTAAAGATGAAAAATACCCTGAAAATAATTTGGCAGAACCGGAAGCAGATTCTGGAGGGAATAACTAATACAGTTATTCGTGATGAAACAGTAGAAGAAATTGCAAGACTAAGATATTCTATTTGTGATGAATGCCCTAGTAAAGGTAAAGATTGTGCTGTAAAAGGTACAGCTCCTTGTTGTAATGAATGTGGATGTTCTTTAAATTTTAAAACTAGATCCTTATCATCAGAATGCCCATTGGGAAAATGGGATGCTCTTTCTACTGTAGAAGAAGAAGATGAATTAGATAACCTTAAAGATTAATAATATGATTGTATTTAATGCAGATGATCATAGTTACAGAAGTCTCGATGACAGTAACATTGATTGGATAAGTGTGACAACACTTGTTTCTCATTTTAAAAAACCATTTGATGCTAAGAAAATAGCAGAGAAGGTTACTAAAAATAAAAACTCAAAATGGTTTGGTATTGATCCTGTATTAATACAGCAGATCTGGACTAATGAAGGAGATAGATCTACTACTCTTGGTACTTGGTATCATAATCAAAGAGAAACTGACTTATGTGCATTAGCATCTATGGAAAGAGAAGGTGTTACTGTACCTGTATTTAAACCATCAGAAATTAAGGAAGGAGTTAAAATTGCTCCATCACAAAAACTTGAACCCGGAGTTTATCCAGAACATATGGTCTATTTAAGATCAGCGGGTATCTGTGGACAATCAGATTTAGTTGAGGTAGTCAATGGTAAAGTAAATATCATTGACTACAAGACTAATAAGAAAATTGATATAGAGTCATATGTAGATTGGGAAGGTAAATCTGATAAAATGGGATTTCCTGTAGATACATTAGATGATTGTAATTTTTATCATTATGCATTACAGTTGAGTATTTATATGTATATTATACTAAAGCATAATCCTAAATTAAAACCAGGAAAAATATTTGTTCATCATGTTACTTTTGAAGTAGAAAGAGAAGATGACTGGGGATATCCTGTAACTAAAAAAGATGAGAATGGAGAACCTGTATTAAAAGAAGTTAAGCCAATTGCAATACCTTATTTAGTAGATGAAGTATTAGCAATTATTCATTACCTTAGTGATAACAGACACAAACTTAAAAAGAAATGATACTAACTAAATTATTTGATGTTCAGAATGGAGTAGTTATTCCTACTGAACATTGTTTTACATTAAAGGCTTTGAAAGATGTAATGGATGAATATCCAGATGAATATCTTAAGATCTATTTGTATTTGTTTTACATGTCATGTCCTAATCCTGATTTAAATCCATTTTTCTTTACACCAGATGTAGATAAAGAACATTTAATTATTGATCAAATTGGTGCAGAATTCTCTACTGAAGATGACACAATACATGTAGCATTACAATTTTGTCAAAGAATGTATGAGACTCCTACATCTAGAGCATATAAAGGTATTGCATCTATGTTAGATAGATTAGGAAGATATATGGAGAATACACCAATTACACACGGTAGAGACGGAAACTTTAACTCTTTACTTGCTGCAGCTAAAAACTATGAAGCAATTAGACAGTCTTTTAAAGGTGCTTATAAAGATCTTCAAGAAGAACAACAAAGTAAAGTACGTGGTGGACAAGGATTAGCATATGACATGTAATGAGTGAAATTTATCAAGATATACCAACTTATGAAAATGGAAACTGGACAACCACAAGTTTTGAATCCAGAGAAGACTTCAAACACTTCATCTTTAATGACATATTTAAAGAACCTGGAAAGTATCAATTCAATGAAACTACAAACAATATATTCATTTCTGAGTCAGCCAGATTCAAAAAAGATAGAGTATATTGTACAGCTCCCTTCAAGTCAAAAGACTTTATAAACTATTGGGATGATCAAAAGACTAAGTGTCGAAAAGGAATAATAGTTAAAGATGGTGACTTAACTTGGTTTGTATGTAGAGAATACTACATGTGGTTAAACTTTCTACCAATCTTTGATAAAGAAGAACAGAACTTTGGTTTTGCTAAAATTAGAGATGCTCAGTATCATTTAGCACTCTATGAATTATTAGCTGAGTTAAACTATAAACATGCCGCAATTTTAAAGAAACGTCAGATTGCATCTTCTTATTACCATATGGGTAAGTTTATAAATCAACAATGGTTTGAAGCTGGGGTTACTCTTAAGATGGGAGCAAGTCTTAAAGATTATATCAATGAGAAAGGTTCCTGGAAATTTTTACAGGAATATGCAGCATTCTTAAATGAACATACTGCATGGTATCGTCCTATGTCACCAGACAAAGTAATGATGTGGCAACAGAAGATTGAAGTAAGAAAAGGAGATAGAAAAAATGAAGTTGGTCTCAAAGGAACTATACAAGGTATGTCATTTGAAAAAGATCCAACAAATGGTGTAGGGGGTCCGGTAAAATACTTCTTTCATGAGGAGGCTGGGATTGCTCCTAAGATGGATCAGACATATGAGTACATGAGACCAGCAATGAGATCTGGTTTAATTACTACAGGGATGTTTATTGCTGCAGGTTCTGTGGGTGACTTATCACAATGTAACCCATTGAAAGATATGATTTTAAATCCTACATCTAAAGATATCTATGCAGTAGAGACAGATTTAATAGATGATAAAGGTACTGTAGGTTTATCAGGTTTATTTATTCCAGAGCAATGGTCTATGCCACCACATATTGATCAATATGGTAATTCACTTGTAGAAGAAGCAATAGAAGCATTAGAGGAACAGTTTAAGAAATGGAAAGATGAACTTGCTCCAGAAGACTACCAGCTCCGTATATCTCAGCATCCTAGAAATATTAAAGAAGCATTTGCTCATAGAACAGTATCTGTATTTCCTCCACATCTTCTTGCTGCACAAGAGAGAAGAATAGAAGATAAAGACTATGGGTATGAATACCTAGATATTACTACTGATGTAGATGGAAAACCAACAGTTACTAAGAGTAACAAGAGACCCATAATGGAATTTCCTGTAAATAAAAAGACTGAAGATAAAACAGGTTGTGTTGTAGTATGGGAAAGACCTGTTGCTGATCCTTCATTTGGTACATACTATGCTTCTATTGACCCCGTAGGGGAAGGAAAAACTACCACATCAGAATCATTATGTTCTATTTATGTAATGAAGGCACCAGTTCAAGTTACTAAAGTTACCGGTGTAGAAACAGAAACATATA